TTCTTAAAATTCACGATTGTGTCCTTAGTTGTGATAAACTTTTCCCAAACGATTGAATCGTGTTTGATTACCGGGAACGAATCTAATGTAGTTATGCGTATCGTATCCGTGTCATTTACCACCTTTAGCCCGTGTTTAAGCGCCTTTTTGTAGTGGTATTGAGCCAAGCGTTCACTTGAACACGAAAGTAGCGTTAAAACGCTTAAAATCGCTATTAAATACTTCATAAGTTTTCTAACATTTTAATCATACGTGGACACGGATAAATATCAGCCTTATCTTTACGAACTGAGTTGTGTGTATAAATACCTCGTGTACCTTTGAATGCTTCGTTGTCTAAGTCAAATATTTCTTTACGATAGGTTTTAGGTATGTTATACGTTTCGCATAGATACACTACAAGTTGACGTAAGGATTCTATTTGTGCATCCGTGTATTTGTACCAATGCTTGTAACCTTTGTAAGCAGTTTCTAAAGTAGTTACATACGAAGCGTTTACTTCCCCTTTTACATAGTTGTAGAATTTTCCGTTTTTTTCTTTGAGCATTCCCCAGTTGCACACCTCGATTCCTACCGAAAGTTTGTTAAGGTTCTTGTATGGTAGTCCACGAGTTACAAAATCTTGGCTATCAATTCCCAAATGCCACGCCCAATGCTTACTTGAAAAACATTGAACAATCGTTCCGTTTTCTCCGATTACAAATGCCGTTGCTATCTGCGAATCATTGCTATTCCAAAAACGTGCAACACCTTCAGCGTTTCCGTTACCTGCGGTATGGTGTAAATAGATTTGGCTTTTATCCGTGTTTTCCTCGAAGAACTGCCCTTTCGATAGCCTGTGTTGGACTATCTTTTGAATGTCAAGGTTTGAACTCATTTAAATCTTGTTTGGTTCGTGTTAGAAAATCTTTAAAAGATTTGAGTACATTCTTTCCTGTAATGTCTTCGTAAGATTCGTTAACGCTTTTAATCTCAACAAAGGCACAAAAGAACGTGAACGCTTTGGTTAAAATTAAATCAACCGAAATAAACATTCCTAATATGTCAGCAAGAACATATTTTTCCAATAAATAAATCGCTACAATAGCACCAGCATAAAGTAATGATTTAGAAATTGTATTGCTTAATCTTCTTGAACGTATAGCCTTCCAACCGCCTATCTTTACGCTTCGCCATATACCGAAAAACATATCCATCCAAATAAATAGAACGGCTATTATTATCATTGGTTTAATTGGTGCTAATATTGAGCAAAGCGAAAGTAGGAAAATTGAAAGTTTAGTTTTCATCTAAGTATTGATTGAGTAGTTGAAAGGTAAGTAGTGATGCGTAGCCAAGTGCGAAAAGTTTAAAAAATAAATAATGCGATTCGAATAAAGTAACAATTACTCCAGCGTAGCTAAAGAAGAAATAAAGTAAAGAAAGTCCTCGTAAATGATTGTTCATTATCCTACTAAATTAGTTTGTGGAGACCACGTATTAAAACATATTGAACCCCACCCGATTCCCATACCACTTTTTGCACCTTGTCCCCAACCTACCACGTTGTTGTGTGCGCCTTGTCCCCAGTCATTCATTTTTTTACGTTTTGTAGTTTCTTAATTAATTTCTGCAACTTAATTACGTTGCTTTTCTTTGGTGTATATTCCTTTTTTATATTACCCATCCTGTGTAGTTTGAATCAGTATTTGGAAAAATATCCGAGTTCGTGTTTGTGTAATATTCAGGAAACGTATTACCCGAATAAGTCATAAAATTAATAAACCGCTCGGTGTAGTTTTGCGCTAAGTACCTTTGTTTTTCTATTAAAAAGTCAACTTCGTTTTTTTCTACGTTTTGAGCGTTCTCGGAACTATGTTTAAAGATTCCCTTATTAGCCATTGTATAAGCCATAAACGGAAGATATTCAACCATTGCCCAATGTATAAGCATCGGCTTTAAATAAGTTTCAACAAGGTCTAAATAAGGGTTAGCTAAAGTTCCAGCAACGATGTCCGTTTTAATTTTGTTTAGTAACTCAGTACCCGTGTATTGTTGTATATGAATATCCTGAGCGACTTTAATCCATTGTATGAATGTATCCGTATCAATGTTGCCGTTAAGTGCGGTAAATCGCACCAAATCATCTCGTGTTATTAGTAATGCTTCTGCCATTATCGTGGGTTTAAATATCCCCTATTTTCCATATCAATAGGTCGTTGTGAAACTAAAGAATCATTTTTGATGTAGTATCCTAACGATTCAGCCTTGCGAACTGCTATTTGTTTAGCGTTAGGTGAGTAAATATCTATTCCGAATTGTGCATCGAACTGAGCGTAAACTTGTTTGTTCCAGCGGTGGTGGCAATTTGGCCCACCTTTGTAGAACCAAATATCGTAAGTGTCTGCGCCTTCAGGGCCAAAACCCGAATTTACTACGCTTTCATTCATACGCATAATGTCTTCCTTTCGATAGATTTTACCCATACGCTTCATTAAGGTGCAAAATTCACGAGATTTACCACTTTTTCCACCGTCTTCGCCTTCGTAAACATAACGAGTAACGAATTTAACTCCGTTAATTATTTGGTCTTGTTCCGAACGTGCGTTAGGGAATGCAACACCACTACTTACTAACTCAATCAATTTAGTGAATAAAGATTTTTCGCCTTTTAAACGAGTGTTTTCTTCTTCGTCTAAATCGTAGTCAACTGGAGCGCTATCAATCAACAACCAATCTTTGTTTGGGTATTCGCCAAACTCGGATAAAATCGTTTCAAGTTTATTCGTCTTTAAATTGGTTGTGTCTGCGCCTGTTTCTTCAGTTACTTGGTCTTCAGTAGTTGCGTTTTCTAAGTCGGTAAATTCAAGCGGTTTTAAAGTCCTAAAGAATAACTTTAAAGCTATGCCGTTAAACGCTAATATTCTATCAAATGCTTCGATTATTTCGTCTTGAAATGGCTTAATAACCATATTGTTAAATAGAATAAACGAGTTTTGTAATTCGTCTGCGTTAGATGAAAATCCATTAGATGAAGCAATCCCGAATAAAAGCGGACTTGTTACGTTATGACCTAACATTATTTTTCGTAAACATTCTTCCGATAGGTAGGTGTAATGGTCTGGCGCATCATTCAATGGAATATCGTCTACCGTAGTTTTTGATTCTGCGTTTAAGTTGAATGCTACAATAACCTTTTGACCTTTCGAACCGGTTAACTTGCTTAATACCTTTTGACTTATTAGGTCTTGTTGTTCTTCCGAAGGTACTCCATTGTTAAAGTTGACCACCTTAGTTCCTGAGAATCCGTTTTGAACTTCGTTGATTAAATAGTCGGATACTTCTTCTTCTAAAACTGCGTAAGGTATCGCACCTTGATAGTCAGGATAAGCGTAGTATTTCATTCCAACTCCGTAAGGCTTAACGAACATTATTTCGATTTTGTCTTGTGAGTAACCGAACGCACTAAAACGAGTTGGTGGGAACTTGCGTACATTTTCCCAGTTATCCGAATAATAGTAACCCGTTATTTCGCCTTTCTCGTTGCACTTTTCCGCTCTTAATAGATTAACGGGTATGTGATAAACCTTTAAGATTTTATCGTGCTTGTCATTGTAATGAACTTGAATAGCGAATTGACCGAATAATTTCCTATCAAATACCATTTTACGCAAACATTCAGGACTAAACAATGTCATCATTTGAGCGTACTCGTTAGGCTTTTTCGAAGCATCTAAAGCGCTAAGTCCTTTGCCGTAAATTAAACGGCTTACGTTGTTTATAATTGCGCTATTTGTGGTTGATTTCGTGTACCTATCAATTAAGTAATTGAAGTAGTTGTTATCTTCTCCGAACTCTACCCACGCATCTCGTTTAGATTCTTGGATAGTCGGTTGTTGATATTCCGCAAGTTGTAAAATGTGTACGTTATTACTCATACATTATGAAGTCGTTAGTTGTTTGATTTGATATGTACTGCCCGTTGTTAACCGAGAATGTATTTATAGGTTGATTTGTGCAGAACATTCGTTCCTTTAAAATTAGGTTTTGATTCGCATCATATACCTGAAGCCAGTAAAAGTGATTTTCTTTAGTTGGAAAAATACCAATAGCCGCCGTATAGTAATCATTCGGTAATATTTGAATGTTAGGAACGTAAACATTTACATTCGTGTTTTCGTCAATCAAATATAAATCTTGCGCTAATCCGTAACGCACAATGAAATTGATTTGTTGAGAAGTTAATTGTTCTTTGACTACTATCATATTAGTATAACTATTATTCCGTTTTTTTGTGCAATAAAAAAGGGGTGTTTCCACCCCCTTAACGCTTATGAAACAAAGTTCTTATGAATTAACTACCGTAGGAGAACCCAATAAAGTAACTAATTGTGCTTCGGTGTTACAATCTAACCAGTTCGCTGGAACTGCCTCTTGCCCAGTCAAAGTCAAAGAATATCCTGTCATATCACCAAGCGCAGTACCATTTGAAATAGTTCCCGCAGTTACATCCATACCGCGAACCAATCCCGCAATAAAGAAATCTCCGTTGTTAGTTTCTACAACTACGTTAGGTCTTCCGTAAGAAAGTAACTTAATTTGCTTGTGTGTAATTTGGTCTTGTTTCTTTAATTGAATAGACAAAACTTGCTCAAAGAAAGTTGTACCATTCTCACGAGAAGAAGTGATAGTTGTTTCAAACGAGTTAGTTCCTTTCAATTCATATTTATAAATGTTGTTGATGTTACCGCCAATCGCAGTAATTACGTCTTCGTAACCTACCGCAGTATCGTAAGTAACGTCTGTTGTTCCGTCAAAGTCCCCGTAGTTAATGAAGTAGATGTTTCTTAACCCACCTACTACGTCTTTACAAGGTTCTTGTCTTCCGTGTGAAATATCGCAGCTCATTTTATTTTATTTTTTTAATGTTTTACAAAAAAAGGGTGGCAGTTTTATCCACCACCCCGTTATATTTTGGTTAGGTTGATTATCCGTAAATTACGATGTCTTCAATAACTCCGTAAGTTGCACCCGCAGCCATTCGCATAACTACACGCACGTTATCATCTCCTAAAGTAGCTGAAGTATCAATCACTCGTACTTCTTGCGTGTCGCTCAACAAAGAACAACCGAAGTAAAGGTTAGATGTAGTCGCTACCATCATTGAATCAACTGGAAGTCCGTTAGCCATAAAGATAGGCAACCCGTTGAAAGTCAACGCTCCGTTGTTGTACCACATTGTACCTTGTGCGTTAACACCTGAATTTGAAGTAGCAGCAACTGCGAAACCACCCAATGCAGCAACGTAAGCCTTAGCCACGTTTTGTGATACGTAGATTTTTAAATCAGGCTTTCCGTAAAGTGCAGCAGGAATAGCATCGTAAACCGCTTGTAATTCTCCGATTACGTTAGCTGGAGTAATAGCAGTTGAAGGTACTAATTGAGCAGCGGGTAAGTTAGGGTCAGCCAAAGCAGTTGTGTAAAGTCCGTCAAATTGTCCTGAGTTAGAGTTAGAACCTTGCCAAATAGATACCTCGTTAGCAGCAGCAACTTTTTCAGCAGCGTAAGCGATTAGGTAATCTGCGAAAGATTTAGGCAAAGTGTCGAAAGAAGAATAACCCATTTCGATTGATTGCCAAGTTGAGTGAAATTGAGATTTACAAAAAGTAAGGTTTACTTGAAGGTCTTTTACTTGAAGAACTCGCTCAGTTAAATCAACGGTAGAAGTAGGAGTAAAATCGCAAGTAGCATCAGCTAAAATTGCGTTCGTATCCAATCGTTGAATAACTGCTTTGTACTTTACGTTAGGCATAACGGTAACACCGCCACCTTCGATTGTTGGTGCGCTCAAAAGAGCAGCAGAAACGTACTTACCTGCCCATTGACCAGCGTAAGAAGTTGTAATGTTAGTTGTTGTTGGCATTTTATTTTTCTTTTATTAATTATACATTTTATTTAAGATGGAATCCATTATTCCTTTTGGTGCTTTTTTACCGATTTTAGTGAACTCGGTTTTAGCTTCGTTTTCAGGGTTAAATGCAATTGGGGTAGGTTCTTCACTAAGTTCGGTCTTTTCTTCTGCGACTTCGTCAACTTTGGATAGTTTAGCCAATTCTGCTTTTAACAATTCATTTTCTTCTTTAAGTTTTTCCATTTCACTAAAGAATGTTTCTTTAACAATTGATTCAATAGTTTTCTTAGGAGTAGATACGGGTTCGCTCATTTCGGGCGCTTTAGCTTCAGTAGGTACTTCTTCGGCGGGTGCTTCAGGCATTTCTTCTTCTTCTTTAACCTCTTTAACTTCCGAGATGATTCCTTCTTCTACGATAACCAAAATGCGTCCGTCTTCTAATTCATATTCGCCTACGGGAACTGCTATCTTTTGTTCGTCTTC